ATCGCTGGGTTCAAGATATCTGGACTGTATTCTCCTTGGACAGCACTTGCTGACGGTGTTCGTGAGTTCCTGTCGGTCAAGAAGAACCCTGAGCAGCTTAAAGTATGGACCAATACTTACTTAGCCGAGCCTTGGGTGGATGCTGGTGTCACTATTGATGAGATGAACTTGTTCCAACGTAGAGAATCATACGACAAGGTCCCTAACGAAGTGGTCATCATAACTGTTGGAGCAGACGTGCAGGATGACAGATTAGAATTGACCTTTGTTGGATGGGGCCGCGATGAGGAATCGTTCGTCTTGGATCATGAGATCTTGCCTGGAGATCCGTCAACGCCTCAACTGTGGTCAGCCTTAGACTCTCAGTTAGCTAGGACGTTTGAGACAGAAGACGGCAGGATGCTTGGCGTTAGAGCTACGGCGATAGACTCTGGCGGTCACTTTACGAACAGCGTCTATCAGTACTGTCACAGGAACTTTGCTCGCAGAGTCTTTGCGATAAAGGGTGTGGGCGGAGAAGGTAGAGCGATTGCCGGTAAGCCATCAAGGAATAATGTGGTAAAGTGTCGCCTATTTCCTATCGGTGTTGATACGATTAAAGACCTTGTCTTTGCGCGTCTTAGAATTGACGAAGCTGGCCCAGGATACATAAACTTCTCTGATACGTTGAACGAAGAATACTTCCGGCAGCTTACGGCTGAGAAGATAATAACGAAACTTGTCAGAGGGTTTAAAAAGAGAGTCTTTCAGAAGATAAGAAATCGTAATGAGGCTTTAGATTGTTATGTTTACTCTCTAGCCGCTTATAGTATAATCAACGTATCTGTCAATAGCATTGCGGATAAAATTCAGGCAAGATCTGAAAGACCAGAGGTTCCTGAAGAGCCAGAGGTCCAGCCTGTAACTAGAAGAAGGCCAGTGCAGCGAAGGCCTAGACAAAACTATACGAACGCATGGCGGTGAAATGGCAAACCTATTTGATGCTAGTAATTACCCAAGCCAAGAACCAGAAACCTTGGTTGTCGGTGATAGATGGGTTTGGCAACGTCCTGACCTTGTTACGGATTATCCGACAGACCAGTACGCTTTAACGTATGAATTTCATTGCGACACTGGTGGCGGCGGTAGTCATAAGTTTACTGTTACGGCTTCAGAAACCAGCACGGCGTATGTAGTAGAGGTCAGCTCTACAGTCACTGAGAATTATACAGCACATTCGTACAAGTGGTACGCGTTTATAACTAGAACCTCTGATTCACAACGAGTTGCTGTTGATAACGGCATAACAACACTTGTGGTGAACTATGCCGACAGCAATGCCGATGTAAGAACCCACGCTAAGAAAGTCTTAGACTCTATCCAAGCTGTTATTGAGAATAGAGCAACTGTGGATCAAAGCTCATTCACAATCGCTGGCAGAAGCCTATCTAGAATGACCATAGAAGAATTGTTCATGGTTAGAGACAGATACCGAGCCGAATACAACGAAGAAGTCAAAAAGGCTAGAATCAGAAACAAGAAGCCGTCTGGCAATTTAATTGGAGTAAGATTTTAATGGCTTGGAACCCTTTTAAACGAAAAGAGATCCGCAAACAGATCAAGATGCAAAGATCGTTTAAAGGCGCTCAAGGCGGTCGGTTATTCTCCGACTTTTTTAGTTCTTCAGCTTCCGCAGATCAGGAACTAAGGCAAGCACTGGTCACTTTGCGGAACAGAAGCCGTGAGCTATCACGAAATGACGCTTATGTAGCCAGATATCTAAACCTTCTAACGTCAAACGTAGTCGGTCATAACGGCATTAGGGTCAATGCTAAGTCTAGAGACTCTGACGGCACCTTGGATTCTGTTGCTAACTCAACGATTGAGATGGCGTGGAAGAAGTGGTCTAAGAAGGGTAACTGCACTGTGGACGGTCAGATGTCCATGATTGACTGTCAAAGGATGTTTATTGAGGCTCTAGCCCGTGATGGTGAGGTCTTAATTCGTCAGATCACAGATCCTACAAGCGAATTTGGCTATAAGATTGAATTTCTGGAAGCAGATCACCTCAACGACACTAAAAACGAGATCTACACTAACGGCAACAAGGTTGTCATGGGTGTTGAGATCAACGACAAGCGAAAACCTGTCGCGTATCACTTATATAAGAACCATCCAAACGATTTAGGGCTTCAGCAGAGCAATGAGACAATTAGAGTCCCAGCAGAAGAAGTGATTCACGCCTTTGTACGTCAAAGACCTGAACAGACCCGTGGTTATCCGTTTGTAGCGCCTGTGATGGGCAATATCAAGATGCTGAATGGGTATTATGAGGCTGAGATCACTGCTGCTAGGGTTTCCTCGGCAAAGATGGGCTTCTTTACCAGTCCTGCCGGCGATGGATACGTTGGCGATGAAATGCAGGACGAATACACGCCTATCATGTCTGCGGAACCGGCTACGTTTGAGCAGCTCCCTGCCGGAATGGACTTTAAGGCATTTGACCCTGCCCATCCTACGACAGCGTTTGAGAGCTTTTCTACTGCTATCCTGAGAAGTATTGCTTCAGGTTTAAACATTAGTTATCACTCAATCTCAAATGACCTGTCTAGTGTGAACTATTCGTCTCTACGAGCGGGTAGTTTAGAGGATAGGGATCAATACAGGATACTTCAGAAGTTCATGGTTGAGCACTTTATTGAGCCGGTATTCAGAAGCTGGCTGAAGAACGCCATGACTCGTTCAATCAACCTTCCTATCACAAAGTACGACAAGTTTGCCGAAGGTGTATCTTACATTCCTCGCAGTTGGGGTTGGGTAGATCCGCAGAAAGAAATGCAAGCCAACATTGCTGGCCTTCAGAACGGTATCGTGACGTATCAAGACATTGAGGCTAACTACGGGCGTGATGTTGAAGAGCTATTTGAGCAGCACGAACGAGAACAGAAGCTTGCTGAACAGTATGGAATAAAGACAGCCTTCCAACCTTTTGGTATTAAGCTACCGACAGAAGCAGAAGTTGAAGGAAGGGAAAATGCCGACCCCGAATAGCGGAATGAAGTCAGAGGCCCGAAAAGGCTTGGATTGGCGTAGCGAGTTCGGTCGCGGTGGTACTGAAGTTGGTATCGCTAGAGCCAGAGACATTGTTAACGCCAAAGATCTGTCAGATTCTACGGTAAAGAGGATGTATTCGTTCTTTTCTCGGCATGAAGTGGACAAGAAGGCACAAGGCTTTAGGCCTGGAGAGAAAGGATATCCATCAAACGGGCGAATAGCTTGGGCATTATGGGGTGGAGATGCCGGTTTTTCATGGTCTAAGAAGCTTGTCAACCAGATGAAAAAAGACGAAAGATGGTCTGAATCTATTGACAAAGATGATACTATTGAGCCAGAACAAGAGGTGATACAAATGGAAAGACATGTTGTAGGGGTTGAAGAAACCGAAGACAGCTTTATCGTTGAATTTAGGAAAGCCGAGATAGAAGCTGCCGAAGACACTGTTGAAGATATCATTGAAGATTCTGAAGAAGAGCGTTCAGCAGAATTAGATGACGAAGAATATCAGGCTATGGCCCGTGATATGGTATCTGACAAAGTAATTTATAGGACAATTGACCTTTCTCGCGGAGCTATTGACGAGCAAAAGCGTATTGTCCGAATTGGCGTTTCATCAGAAACACCAGTTGAACGAGATTTTGGCTTAGAGGTTTTGGGCCATAATAAAGAAGACATAGATATGGAATTTATGGCTTCTGGTCGCGCACCGCTTCTGAACAACCATAAGATGGATGAACAGATCGGGGTTGTGCGGTCATTTTACCTTGATGAGGCGCAGCGGCGTACCGTTGCGTTGGTTGAATTTGGCAATTCAGCCTTGGCTCAAGAGGTTTTTGAGGATGTTAGAACAGGCATTAAGCAAAACATTAGTGTCGGTTACAGCATTAACAGAATGGTTCGTTCTAAAGACGGCGAAGGAAAGGAGTACTACAGGGCTAGTTGGACACCGATGGAAGCATCAATTGTCGCTGTCCCTGCTGACCCCTCTAAGTTTGTTGGCGTTGGACGATCCACCGAAAAAACTTTAAACACTAATAAGGTGACTACTATGACTGAAGAAGTAAAAGTAGATGTTCGCCAAGTAAGTGATTCAGCCAAGGCAGAAGCGTTAGCCAATGTCGGTGAAATCATTTCTTTGGGTAAGCATCATAATCAGCGTGATTTAGCCGACAAAGCTATTGAACGTGGTGTATCCGTTGATCAATTCAAAGGAGAGCTTCTTGAAGCTGTCCGAAATGATCGTCCGTTAGAAACTCCTGCTGCTGTCGTTGACGTAGCCAAGAGCGAACAGCGTGAATATAGCTTAATCCGAGCTATCAAAGCTGCTTCATCTGGCGACTGGCGCGAAGCTGGTTACGAGCGTGAAATCTCTGATGAGATCGCACACCGTTCTGGCAAAGAAGCCCGTGGTTTCTACGTTCCTGCTAACATCAATTGGGGTCAGCGCGACCAGACTAAATCTCCGACTTCTGCCGGTGGTTTCTTGGTTGGTACTGATCATCTTGCTGATCAATTCATTGAAGCATTGTATGGTCGTTTGACTGTAGCTTCTTTGGGTGCTCGCATCATGCAAGGCCTGAAAGGTGATGTTGCTATTCCTAAGCTCAGTGCTTCTGTAACCAACTCAGCATTCGTTGCTGAAGGTTCAGCGCCTAGTGAAGGTGCAGCTACGTTCGCTCAGGTGACGATGTCCCCAAAAACGCTGGCAGCTTATGTTGACGTATCGCGGCGACTCATGCAGCAGTCAGACCCCTCAGTAGAACAAGTCCTCCGTAACGACATTATCAACACCTTCGCACGAAGAATTGATGATGCTGCTATTGAAGGCGGTGCTACTAATGGGCCATCTGGGATCATTGCTAACGGCTCTACTAACGTAGTTGCTATGGGCGCCAATGGTGCTGCAATCACCTACGCTAAAGTAGTTGAGATGATGAAAGCTGTTGAAGAAGACAATGCCATCATCAATAGCTCTGCTTTCTTGACCAACCCTAAAGTCATCGCGGCTTTACGGACTACGGCAAGACAAGCAAACGGCGTTGAAGGCAACTTCATCATGGATGCCAACCAGTCAATCTTGGGTACTAATGTTGCTTCTAGCACCGTGGTTCCTTCTGACTTGACTAAAGGCACTGGCTCTAACCTGTCAGCAATGGTCTACGGCGATTTCAGCCAGATCATGATTGGTTTCTGGTCAGGTGTTGACGTTGTTGTTGACCAATCCAGCTTGTCTACTTCTGGCGGTACGCGACTCGCGTTCTTCCAAGACTTAGACGTTGCTCTTAGATATCCTGAGTCTTTCTCAGTAATCAAAGACATCATTGCAAGCTAATGAGAAAGGGGGGTTTCGGCCCCCCGATCTTATGGGGATTATTATGGAATTAGTAATTAAGATGCCTTGCCACGTTCACGGTGTGCCGCGAAACGCAGGGGATATGGTTGTTTTATCTACAGCAGAAGCCCGACAGTTCATCAGCTCAGGCCATGCTGAAGAGATTAAGATGGACCCAAAGCCTTTATCTAAGAAGGCAGTTGAGAAAGTCGCCAAGCGATGAGCTTAGAATTTGATTCAGACTTTGATGGTTATCTGGACGTAATAGGTCATGGCGTTTCATGCACCTATACGCCGACAGGTGGATCACCAGTTACTATCAAGGTTATTTTAGACCAAGAGTATTATGAGATTCCTGGCGACACCGTTTCGTTCAACGGCAGTCAGCCAATCGTGCAAGGTAAAGCCAAGGATTTAAGGGACGGAGCATTTGGCGATCAACTAGCCTTTGCTGCGATTACAGACCTAAGCGGCAACACGATAAAGAATGCCGCAACGTATAAAATAGTAAGCCTTCAGCCAGACAACACTGGAATGGTCGCAGTAGTTCTTGAGGAACAGTAATGACTGATCATGTAAGGCAGAGAATAAGAGAGCAAGTAGCAACTACGGTAACAGGACTAGCAACTACTGGTAGCAATGTATTTCAGTCAAGAGTCTATTCTCTGAGCGATGATGTACTTCCAGCCCTGTTGGTTTACAGCGTCTCTGAAAGCTCTGACATTGACTCTATGGGGCCAATAGGTTCTCTAACTAGAAGCCTTAGCCTGTCAATAGAAGGGTATGTAAAGAACGTCTCTGATTACGACGATGTGATTGATGACGTTTGCAAGGAAGTTGAAATTGCTATGGCCGGCGACAAGACCTTAAATGGCTTGGCTCAAAATAGCTATTTAGCTGGCACTGATATAAATTATAACGGTGAAGGCGAGCAGCCTGTTGGTATTGTTACGATGAATTATGTTATACAATATCGCACAGCAACTAATGCTCCTGAAACCGCATTATAGGTGATATACTATGAAGCTATATAGTCCAGACGGCTCATCTGAAGTAGATGCTCATCCGTCAAAAGTAGAATCTATGATCAACCTCGGTTGGACACAGGAAAAGAAAGGCAAGGCAAAACCCAAGAAGGCTTTAGAGCCTACAGAAGTTGTTGAGCCTCAAACTAAATCAGATAAGGAGTCTGAATAATGGCAAGTCATATCGGACGCGATGGGATTGTTAAAGTCGGTAGCGCTACAGTAGCCGAAGTTAAATCATTTTCTATAGAAGAATCAGCGGATACCGTTGAAACAACCAAAATGACGGATACGTCACGAACTCATGCAATCACTTTGTCCAGTTTCTCTGGATCATTAGATTGTTTTTGGGACGAAACCGATGCGACAGGACAGGGAGCTTTAACAATCGGGGCGAGTGTAACGCTTGGATTATACCCAGAAGGCGGGGCTACTGGTGCTACTTTTTACTCTGGCACAGCCCTAGTGACGGGCGTTTCTAGAACTGCAAGCTTTGACGGAATGGTAGAAGCTTCTATCTCTGTTCAAGGTACTGGCGCTCTAACAGCCGATACGGTATAACATGCCGAGGCTAATTGAGAACGCATTAGCACACTTTAACAGCAAGGATTTGCGGAAGATTGAGGTCCCAGAATGGGAGGTTAGTCTTTTCGCAAAGAACCTTACCCTTGACGATAAGGCCAAAATGCTTCGTCGCGCAGATAGTGATAACACTGATTATCTTATCTATGCGGTGATCTTTGGCCTTGTTGACGAGAACGGAGATCCTGTCTTCGGGCTTGAGGATAAGGTTGCGCTGAGAAAGAAGGTTGACCCAGACATAGTGACTAGACTTGCTACGTTTGCGCTAACCGCTGGTTCTGAATCGGAGGAAGACCGAGAAAAAAACTTATAACTGACCAAGGCAACCCAACTCAGCTATACTACATGTACGAGTTAGCCGAGCGACTTGGTCAGCCCCTAGCGACAATCTTAGACATGACTGTGGCCGAGTTTGATCATTGGTGGACTTTCTTTAAAGTGAAAAGAGAGAAGATGGATGGCGACAACAAAAGAAACAGTCCTAGCAAGAATATCAATAGATGATAATACGAAGGTAGGATTTCAGTCCTACGCTCGTAATGCTGAACGCGCTAAGAAAACCACAGAAGCCTTCCGTGCTCACGCTGTTGACAAGCTTGTAGAGAGCTTAGACAAGCAAGTCCTTGCTTTAGGTAAAAACGCCAGAGAACTTGACCTCCTCAAGGCAGCAACTCTTAGTGCTTCTGACGCTGAGTTTGAGGCCATTAATAATCTTCATGATAAGATTGATGTTCACAACAGGGCTACAGAAGCTGCAATTCGTGGTCGCAAAGAAGCTGAACTACAAGAAGCCGCAACTAAAAGAATTGCTGACGCAGTAAACCGCACTAACAACGCCTACAGAGATGAAGCCGCCACGGTTGATATGACCTCTGACGAGCTTGAGATCTATCGCCTAAAGATGATGGGTGCTACTCAAGAACAGTTAGATTCTGTTATAGCTACTCAGCAAGCTACTAAAGAATTTAGGAAGCAAGGTTCTGCTGCCGCCGGCACTGCGAAAGGCGGATTGCGCTTGATGCGAGGCGGTATGGGCCAGTTAGGCCATCAGGTACAGGACGTTGCGGTTCAGCTTCAAATGGGTCAGAACGCGCTTCTCATCTTCGGTCAGCAGGGTTCCCAGGTTGCTTCTCTATTCGGTCAGAACGGCGCTTTGATCGGTGCTGTATTGGCTGTAGGTGCCGCTCTTGGTACTTACTTCATGCCTAAAGTGTTTAGCTCTAAGGATGCCTTAGAGGAAATTAAGAAGTCAGCAGAGGCTACTGCGGAATTCTTAAAGATAGATTTTGTTTCTGGAGTTGCGTTACTTACTGATAAGTTTGATGAACTAACTAAGAAAAGCGAGAGTTTAGCAAAAGCTACATTGCAGATTGAGCTTGTTAATGCAATGAAAAACGCTAAAGGCGCGGTTACCGGATTCAAAGATGAGTTAAGCAACTTAATACCATCTACTCTTGGCACTGAAACAAACGTAGTGATAGATGAGCTTACTGTTTTATCCAGAAAGTATGGTGTGGCAAGAGAAGATCTTAAGAAAGTAGTAGAAGCTCAAAAGAGTTATAACAAGGGAACCGGCGCAACAATAGATAGCATTGCAGAATTGATGCAAAGCATATCAGACTCCAGAATGCAAACTGCCGAGCAAGCAGAAGAGTTCTTAAAAGCTAATTTAAGAATACAAGAATTTAAAGTTGCGTCTCAAGAAGCCGGAATAGTTCTAGAAACTTTAAGAGAAGTGTTATTTGGCAACGCAACGGCAACAGAAGCTAAATCTAAAGCTGATACCGAGGCAAAAGATAAAGCAGACGAGTTAAAGCGAACTGTAGATGAGCATGTTCAATCTTTAATAGACGAGAATACCCAGCTAGTCTTCGGTTTGAAGACTCTGCAAGCACTACAACTTGCTCGCAAGGGTTACAGTGCTCAACAAATAAAAGAAATTTTCCGCTTACAAGAAGTTAACCAAGGCTTGCGTGATGCGAAGGCATTGCGAGATGAAGATGCGGCGGCTCTTAGAGCGCAAGCTTTGTCTGCTGAAAACTACGTCAATGGCGTAGTCGCACAAGCGGATGCTTTAGGGAAAAGTAATATAGAGCTGTTGTTAGCTAACGATTTAGTAAAAGGATTAGATACCGAGCAGAAAAAAGCATTTGATAACGCAATACAGAGGCTTAAAGACTTTCAAACTGCACAAGAAGAGGCGCAGAAGGTAGAGAGTGCTAAGGGTAAATTAGAGAGCTTACGTCAATCTTTGTTGACTGAAGAGCAAGCACTAGAACAGTCTATGGTTAATCAAAACCTGATTCTTGTAGAAAATCTAGCACTGGGCGTTATCAATGAACAGACGTTCAGAGACATGCAGTTGCAGGTCATTGAGGACTTCAACGAGAAGAAGAAAGCCTTATTAGATCAAGGTGTGACAGACGAATTAGAAGGCATGAACTTCTTGCAAAGAGCTTCTATTGAAGGCGCTAAGAGACTAGAGTCATTTAACAAGCTGTCTGCTACAGAACAGACCGAGCATGTTTTGGGCGAACTTGGTAATCAATTCAACGGTATAGCAAAGAACAACAAGCGCCTGTTTGCAATCAGCAAAGCGTTCAATATCGCTAATGCTATAATGAATACTTCTACTGCTGCAACCGTAGCCTACAAGAGCTATCCGCCGCCTCTGAACTACGTTATGGCCGGTGGTGTTATTGCTGCTGGTATGGGGCAAGTCGCTCAGATCAAGGCTCAGAGCTTTGACGGCGGTGGTTTTACCGGCACAGGTGGAAGGTCCGGCGGCATGGATGGCAAGGGCGGCTTCCCAGCTATTCTTCATCCGAATGAGACGGTTGTTGATCACACTAAGGGCCAAGGTGGCGGTATTACCGTGGTCAACAACATAGACGCAACAGGCGCTGGTGCTGATGTAGATATGAAGATCAGGGCAGCAATGCAGCAGACTTCGCAACAAACTATACTTAGCATACAAGATCTGATGCGCCGCCGGAGATTCGGGTAATGACTGTATATATGTTCCCAAGCATAACGCCATCATCTAGCACGTTTGAGCTGGTGACGAACACTCGGACGTTTCAAAGCCCGTTGACTAACTCTGTTCAGACTGCATCAAGGAAAGGTTCTCTCTGGAAGATATCTATGCGGTTTAATAATCTCTCTGGCAATGACAGAGCGATAATGCAGGGGTTTCTGGCGAAGATGAACGGGCAGCAGCACAGAATGTATTTGCATGATCATTCCGCTGTGAAAAGAGGCATAGCGCCTAGCAATCCGGCTGACACCTTAGTTGTAAACAGCGCAGGACAAACAGGCTCTACCTTAGTAGCTAGTGGAGCAACCGCTTCGCAGACAGGATATCTTAAAGCGGGTGATTACATCGCGTTTAACAATGAGCTTCACATGGTCACTGATGATTGTAATTCAACAGGATCTAATACAGTCTCTATACCGATTGCGCCCCCGATCAGAAAGCCAACATCACTTTTAAATGGAGCTGATGCAATTGATTATCTACAGCCAATTTTTGGAGTTTTTATGCTTTCTAGCGCGACATCTTGGGATACGCAGCCAGGGATAGTTTCAAATTTTACCGTTGAGGCCATAGAGGATGTTCTAGCATGAGCCGAGGATTCCCAGCTAATGTAGCGACAGCTTTAGCACAGCAGCACGTTGCGATTGTGTCTTTTGCCAAGTTAGAGTTCCCGTCTGGTACGGTTTACGTTCACAACTCATTGGGAACATATACTTGGGGTGGTCAAGATTGGCTGGGTGTTGGTGACTTAGGGTCTATCTCACAGGTTGAGGAAGGTCTTGATGTTAGTCCTTACGCTATTACGCTCACTTTAAGCGGATTAGACGCAACGATATCAGGCGTGGCTTTAACCGAAGACTACTATCTACATCCTGTCACGGTTTACCTTGGCGTTCTTGATACTGACGATGTTTTAATTTCCGATCCTACCCAGATCTGGGCAGGGTTCATGGATCAAATGAACATGTCAGTCGGTGCCGATGGCGGTGATGCCATCCAGTTAATCGCTGAATCTGAATTGAGTCGGTTCAACAAGTCTTTGAATTTGATGTATACCAATGTAGCTCAACAGGAAAAGTCTGCTGGTGATTTGTTCTTTAGTCACATGCACAAGATTGAAGGCGCTAAGATTGATTGGGGCGCTAAATCAACTGGTAGTTCAGGTGGAGTGGGTACGCCAAGAGGCCCTGAAGATCGTCAACCTCAATACATGCGCTAATGATCTTGCAAGTCTATCAAGCGTTGAATAAATGGGAAAAGAAAGACTTTGATTATGGCTCTGTAGATTGCTGTCAGTTCGCTGGTTTCATCGTAAAAGAATTAACAGGCAAAGACTATCTTGCCGATTTCCACTATAATTCTGAGGAAGACGCTGAATCTATCATTAAGGATTTTGGCGACTTGGAAGACACAGCTGCAAGCGTTTTAGGCGAGCCTACGGAAGACATTAGATCTTTATCAGATGGTTCGCCAGTTATAGTAAAAACGCCTGACAGCCAGCTTATGGGTATCAAGCTGGGCAATACAGCAGTTTGTCTAGTTAAGTCGGGATTCGCTAGGGTTCCTGAGCAACATATCTTATCGGGTTGGGATTTATGCCACAAGCAATAGGTATAGCGTTACTAAAAATTGGTTTTTTTGCTTTTGAGCTTGTCGCTGGGGCGGCTGCTGCGGCAACTCTTGGTGCTGGAGCGGCTGTAGCGATTGGTGCTGCTGTTGTTGTTGGTGGGACTTTAATTGCTAAACAGGCAATGAGTCTTTTTGAAGTAGAAATGCCGACTGTTGACACTGACGCTTCCAGACAGAGAACAGTTAAATCAACGACAGAACCACAGAAGATAATCTACGGCGAAGCATTGGTATCAGGCCCGATTTCTTTTATCGGGTTATCAGGCACCGATAACTCTGACCTTTACCAGACCATTGTTCTAGCAGGGCATGAATTAAACGACATTACCGACATCCACATGGATGACGTTGTGATTACGGATTCGCAGATAAACGGCGGATCTGATGCTGGCGGTAATGTTACTGCTGGGACTTTTGGGCCTAAGAACTCAAACACCATTTGCGTAATTAAAAAGCATTTAGGTGAAGCGTCTCAAACAGCAGACGTTTTATTGACAGGCCCGTTTGCTAACTACACGTCCGCTCATCGTGGCGATGGCATTGCTTATCTGGCGATGAAGTGGGTCTTGAACGAAGACTCAGCGGAGACTTGGGAAAAATTTGCGCCTTCAAATGTAAAAGCATTGGTTCAAGGCAAGTCTATCTATGACCCACGGTTAGAGTTTGCGGCTGTTGGGACACGAGGGCAAGATACGACTAATGCAAGCTATATAACTTATTCAACGAACCCAAGTTTATGCGTTGTTGACTATCTCACGGATACCTATCTTGGGATGGGTATAGCTGTTGGTAAGATTGATTGGGATTCTGTATCTACAGCGGCAGACGGTTGTGATGTATCGGTCTCTGTTCCTGGCGGTACGGAATCAAGGTTTACTTGTAACGGCGTAGTATTTGCGACTGACTCACACCAGAAGAATATAAACAAGATCCTATCGTCAATGAACGGCAACCTTGTTTACTCCAATGGTAAGTATATCGTTCACGCTGGGATCTATGAGGCTCCGACCGAGACCTTGACTGAAGATGACTTGATCGGCGCTATTTCAATCAAGACTTCATTGGAAAGATCAGACCGATTCAACACGATCAAAGGTCTGTTTATTGATCCAGCCCAGAATCACAAGTCAAGCGAGTTTCCGAAGGTTCAGTTAGCTGACGCTGTTACCAGAGACAACGGGGAAATACTGGAAAAAGAAGTTCAGTATCCCATGACTAACTCAAGCTATATGGCTCAGAGACTGTCACACAAATTAATTCAGTTAAGCGATCAGCAGAAGGTCGTTACATTCCCAGCGAATTTATCTGCTTTGAGGATAACAGCAGGTGATCGGGTTCAAGTCTCTGTTGAGGAATTGAATTGGTCAAACAAGGTCTTTCAGTGTGCTGGCTGGACGTTCTCAGAAGATGGTGGAGTTAATCTAACCTTACGGGAAGACTCAAGCACATCCTACGCTGATCCGACTGTAACGCCTAATAATGAGTATTCCACGATTACGGCTACAGGCGACATCACAGACGCTTTCCGAGGCGTTCCAAGTCCTTCTGGTTTAACTGCTACGGCTGGACTAAAAAGCAATGAGCTGAATTGGATCAATCCTAGCAAGCCTAATGACTTTGGGACGATTTACATTTACGCATCAAGGAATGCAAATTTCTCATCCGCGATAAAGATTGGTGAGACTGACGGAACTCAGTTTATTCACGATGCGTCAAATAAGTCTTTGGTCTTTTCGCCTTCGGTTGTCAATGTAGGTGATACCTACACGATAAGAACTTTAGGAAATACAAACTTCGTAGCTATGGGTGCAGCCTCTAATACCGTTGGGGTTGTCTTTACTGCAACGGCGACAGGAAGCGGAACGGGTAATCTGTGGGAAACCATGGCCCCAGGAAACCTTAGATATTACTGGGTAAGAGCAGTTAAGAATGTCGGAACGGACGCAGCAAGTCAGTCTAATTTAGAGCCTAATGCTGACCCCAACACAACAGTATTCGCTACAGTTGGCGCAGTTGAGGTGGACTGGGACAATGTTGCTGATCCTACTATTGGGATTGATATCAACAACAGCGATGAGATCTCAATCAATCTTGGCGTTGCAAACACAACGACAGGCCAAGCAGTAGCACAGAGCGGTATATCAGAAGACGTTACCATCACCCAAGGTGGTATCAGAATGAACCAGGGCGGCTCTATTAGAGGCGGTCAGACTTCCTATAATAGCGGAGAAGGCTTTTTCCTTGGGTACGACAGCAGTAAATACAAACTCAGCATAAGGAATTCAACATCTGAGGCGCTTACGTTTGACGGTGATGACCTTACCGTTACCGGCACCGTAAACGCATCCGCTGGGGAGTTTAGCGGTCAGGTAGCGGTCGGATCTACGGCTGGAACAATTACGGTAATTGATGGTAATGACACCGATTACAGGATGTTCACCAACGCGACACTTGATACAGAAACTAATCAGTATTCGCCTGATGATTCATCATTTAAGGTCGGTAACGATGGACGAGTATTCGCATCAAACATTACGATCTACAACACATCTGGGGATGTGCTATTAAGCCCAACAGGTTTGGGCGCGGCAGCACTTAACGATATATCAGTGTCTAGCGGATCGGTTGTATCCACGGTCGGCGGGACGGTTAACAACTCCACTAGCGAAATCACACTTACAACGGCTTCAGCAAGCGAGTCATTCTCAATCACATCTAAGGTCGCGTTAAACGACAATTATGACGCAACCCAATACTTCGCTGGCGCAAGCACAAGCAGCACAGCAAGCGCAGAGGCGCAATTAACCGGCGTTGATGTTCTGGTTGACTACTACGTTAAGCCCAATGGCGGAAGCTATAGCGGAACGCCCTCAGCTACCCAGCGAGTTACTATCGTAAACAGCGGGACTCCATCTTCAACGCAAATGCGGGTTGGCGGGTTTGATAGAGGCGCTGGATACGGTGGATCTTTGACAAGGTATTTTTCTGTACTGCAAGACTTTGGCGGTGCGCTAGAAATGATTCCCAATGCGGGAGGCGGCGCTACCAGCTATGTGATAACGACTGCATCTCTTGGATCAGGCTTGTTCCCAACGGCTCAGACATACAAGATTAAAATTGTTGTCAGGGTTGTAGAAGACGGAACCACGACCGTAATCAGCGGATCTACTACGCCACCAAGCTCAAACAATACGACGACAGGTATTTATTTTGACGGCGGCAATAGTGACGAGCGTCATTACGAGATAACCGGCTCAGGGCTGATAAAAAGCTCAGACAATGTATTTATTTCAGGGAGTCAAAACCTGCTTTCAAGTGGCGGCACCATCTCAGGTGACTTAGTAGTCACCGGAGACTTAACCGTTCAAGGAACGACTACCACGATCAACGTGGCAGATCTGACTGTTGCGGATAAGGAC